ATTATAAAATTTCCTTAACATTCCATCTATCATTAGATAATTTAAGGTAATCAGGCTCAAAATTTGATAAAATGACAATATGCGGAGGATTAAAAACTTTTACCCCCGTTTCAAATTTGGTATTTGTAATCATACCATTTCAGTGGGTGGCTGTTCGTAAGAGAACTATCCGTAAGCCTAAAAAAGGCTATAAGACGGTTAAAAGAGCTAAGCCAGCCCTTACAAAACTTATTAAGAAAGTTATTCACGACCAAGCCGAAAGCAAACAAGCGTATCATAATACTTCGAATTCCGCCCTTACTTATTTTAATAGTGGTATAAATCAAACCGGTGATATGGTTCAAATTATCCCCAATATATCACAAGGCACCGGAGATAACGCCAGAATTGGAGACCAAATCCGTCTGCAGTCATTATTGATTAGAGGATATATTAAATTGGATATAAATACTTCCGGCGCCTCAGTTAGTGATTTATCCGCGGTATATTGTCGTTTAATGGTATTATCCTTAAAGACAAAGCAGAACTATACTGATGCTTCTTCATCAGCTACACCTTTAAGTAATTTATTAAAGAAAGGTGGCACAACTACCAGTTTTTCGGGTGTATTAAGTGATATATACGCTCCCGTCAATACTGACCTTTTTACGGTTCATGCGGAAAGAAGATTTTATTTAAATCAATCAATGCTACAGAATTTTAATTCAACTACAAACGCAATTGTTCCCATTGATATCAAAAATACAGTTAAATTTTTTAGAATACCTTTAAAAGTCAAAGGTAAATTAATTAAATATGATAGCGGAATTTCTGGAGGTGTATTGCCTACAAATTACGGAGCCTTTTTGGTTCTTGGTTATTCTTTTTTAAATGGAGCTTCACCGGATACTTTAAGTATGCGTGTTGGTATGCAATTTGACACAATTATGAATTATGAAGATATGTAATTTTTTAAAGTTTAAATAAATAAAAAATTTATTTTTTTATTTATTCTTGATTAGATGATATATACACAGAAGACCCCCGAGCGTCATAAATCACGGTTTCCAACATTAGATTGACTATGACACAGACCCCCAACGCTAGATTTTCTCAGCGTTTTGTAGAATAAAAAATGAATATTTTTTATTTACAGAATGCCAGCTGAGAAAATGTTAGGCGGGGAAAGG